CTCGATATAGGCGTCAACATACCACTTGGGAAAGTGAAGTGAACGCATGACATGAACGTCAAAATTAACCATTGCGGCATCACAACCAACATCCCAGCGGGTGACATCGGAACCATAGGCCCCGTTGTCAACACGCCAGCGCTTCGAGTAAGCTGTGATGAATTGATCTGGATCCATCCTACGGTAGAACAAGAAATTGTCGGGAAAGGCGTCAGGCAGGTGGTTTTCAAGCCACAGCGCATATGAGGAGTCGAGGAGTGTTTGGATGATGTCGTACTCATGGATCAACTGGCCTGGAAGCGCCTCCTTTTTGTACATTTTCTCCGCCTTCTTGATGACCTGGTTCTTCAGCGAGATCTTAATGTTGGAGGGGCTGCGATCTGGGTCGTGTTGCTGTAATTTTTGGAGCACAGCACGGGCAGTGCGTTTGGAGAGGTACTCGTCAATTGCACGATCAATGTAGCCGTCAAAGTTTTGCTCCGTCCAATGGGGTGGCATCGGAACAAGACGATCATACTCATCGCACATGTCCTTCCTAGGATTGTCTAACATGGCTTTGAGGTTCTGAGCACGGGTGGCAGTCTTCAAGCGCTTCTCAACGCTCAGCCGGTAAGTAGGGGTGTCATTTCGTTTGTGCACCGCCGGGTTAACGAAGGCACCATCCTTAAACTGGTCGGTTTGACCGTAGCGTGTGGATGCCTCACGGTCTTCCTTGGCAAAAGGGTGGAACTCCTCAACTAAATTGTCATGTGGGGGCGTGGCGTCAGGTCTTGAATAGTTAGGAATGACGTCGTCACAAACGTTCTCGGACACAAAAGTGTCGTTGGAAGCCGCAATAACATGTTGGAATGCGGAAGCTGGCACAGAAGCACCAACGTTGGCGAACCAAACGAGTTTGGGCATGGACCAATGCAGATGGCGGTAAAAGGCAGCCTTGACCAAGCTACTGGGCGCCAGTAAAGACCCAGTGTTTGTAGCACGCATTTCATAGACCAGAGCATTCATCAGATCGCTACCGGTAGGAGGGGACTTGATGGTGCTTGCGGGGTCGGCGGCCGCCATTCGGACGTAGACCCCAGCCTTGCTCCGAGTCAAAGAGACATAAGCGGTGCGGTCCATAATAGCGCCCTCAAGGCCCGTCATGTCAACCTCAACCGGCATGTCGTAGTCCTCGCCCTGTACCGTCTGGAAAGTCTCGGCGTGCCTGCCAGCCGCATCAAGGACATTAACGTAGCGTGGCGAGGCAGTACTAACGGGAATGCCTACCTTTGGGCCAACAGAGTGAGTGATGAAACCTGGAACAGTAGAAGTCGTGTAAATCCCTAATGTGTTTGAAAGAAGCTGGAAGATGCGATGTGACAGTGTTGCGTACTTTGTTGTTTGCTGGGCAATGGTAGCAATAGCACTGGGGTCGTGCTTGCTCTGGGTGCCTGCCACCTGGAAGGACCGGTGGCCCTGTGCAGGGTCACCATTGATGACTATGTGAGTTACCAGTGGATTGGTCAGAACGACCAGGTCAAGCACACCACCCCAGACCTGGCCGGCATCATCAAAAATGATGATGCCAGACGAGGGCTCGAGTAGAATGTTCGCCAAAGTCGGGAAATTGAAACCGCGCATCTCGGGGAAGTCAATCTTCTCTTTCGCCTCCGCACGGAGGCTCTCAGTGTGGCTAACGACTCGGGCATTCTGACGTTCCTCAGGTGACAAGCCCCGCAAAAACTCAGTGGTGGCGACAGTCTTGCCGCAGCCTGAGACTCCAAGATACGCTGTGACAGGCACTGTGACAGTCTTGCCTTCCAAGCGATAGGAGTCAACGATGGCATCAAGCGCCTTGGCAACATCTGCCGCAGCGGCAGTACCAAGCTCGCCGGGATTAGATCTCAAATCAGAAGCCAGTCGCGAAGCGCGGTAGACGTCAGCAGTGAACACTAGTTCCTCTGCTGAGAGTGGCACACAGGGGAGTGTAAAATTCAGGTACTTGGAGACGGACTTCTGCAACTCGGCACGGAGCTCGGTCCAGCGAGCGGGCTTAGGCACTTCGTTGTTCCGACGGGCATTGTCTTTGGTCTGTGATACCGGCGGGGGAACTGGGTTAGACCCGACTTTAAGCTCTTCCGTCAAAACCGTGCGCAAGGCGGAGTAGCGGTTACGGGACATTGCCGAGACGAAGCGAGAACCCAAATGGCCGAATCGTTCCTGAACTCTTCGAAACGTGGAAGCTGGTGCCAGAGTGGAAGAGGACGCGAACGACGTTTCGACACTGCCGGCCACCGGCAGAGTGTTGATGCTCGGACCGTAAGCATACGGTAATGGATAAGGAGCAGTAGCATTTGGATTAAAGGCAAAACCATCATTGTCAGCGGGGTTAATTGGAACGGCAGTGAAACTTGAGACAATCGCCCGACCTACCTCGTCATATGAATGTGGCAACTCGTGAATGCCAGCCCAGCCGATGAGAGTGGGCTCAGGCTGAACAGTTGAGTCCCTGGCAGCTGCGTTGTGAGCCTGGACGAACGCTTGAAAAGAAGGGGGATCGTTCAGCTGGATGGTGGCCAGGAGCCGGGCGAGAGCGCCAATCTTGAGCGTGATGGGTTCAGGAGTGGCGACTTCGACATGCAAGGTTCCGGCAATTAAGGAGCCACCAATGCGCAAGGTGAGAGTTGGCCACAGGACATTGGCGGGAGCGGAAACAGCATTGGTGTCCCCACTCAGCAAAAGCCCAAACTGGGAGACGGCACAAAAATTCTGCATCTCGTGAACAGTGACTTCTCCGATGATGGGGTTATTTGCGTCAGGTAGTTTTTGAAAATACGCCATGTACCAACTATACCACATGTGGCTGGTACCGTAGTGGTGCGAGACACAATCGAAGAAGCAAGAGCGGCCAGGGGTGAGCTGAGGGTACATGTTTGGCTGAGCCTGGTACGCCGTACTGACGGCACGGCACCACTCTGCGAAATCCAAGCCGGCAGGGCTAACGGCCATGGCGACGCCGACGGGGCCAGCAGGTATGTTGGCTGGCTGGACTAAGACAGTGGGCAGCACGATGTCAACGTTGCGCCTCTTAGTCTTTGTTATGCCACCACTTGACACCACGGGCAGGCAGGGAATTCTGAGGCAATGACCACGGCTGGTGACCCCCATGTACCAGACACAGAGTGAGTTGGTCCAGTAACGCAAATGGAACAGGGCTGCCTCGGTAAAGCTTTCGTCGATGCTCCAATCGGGAGACCAAGCAGAGTAACCCAAGTTTGGGGGACCAAGATTAGGATCAGCGAAATAGCCCATAAGATTTTCAACAAGAGTTCCAGTCAGGAGAACAGCAGTGACAACTGTGAAAGCAATAACTGCAGGGCTGGAAGCAGACGTGGTGAAGAAGATAAGCCAAGGGACCACAGAACCGGGTATGAGACCGGGTAAAACCGAGTGCAGTCCAACCAGCCACAAGATTGCCTGCCAACACCACCCACGACCTGGCAGCATGACAGCCAGTCGAGCTCCAGGGGCACCGGTAATCTCCTGAATGAGTAGTGGGATTATGGACCTGGACCACGCAGGGACCCACAACTGACGCCAGAAATGTCCTGAAAGCCTGGAGAATATTTTGGAAACATTGCCTGGTATGATCGAAGCGGCAATGACGACGGCGGAGGTAAGACCGAGACGCTCAAGAGAAATGTCCGCCCAGTTGTAGAACGAGCGCAACCATGGGAAAAGGTGCGCATGGAAAAACAAGAGGGTTAGGCACTCGCCAATGACGATCTTCGGGATTAAGAAGGTGAAAATGCATCCAGTCCATGCAGACACTTGCTGTAACAGGGTGGGATGATTAGGGATGGAAGCCATGACTTGGGCCGATTTGGCTCGAGGAGACCAGCCACCACCGGGTGTCGGGTGGATAATTCGATTGCGTTTGCGTTCATCAATGAGAGAGAAAGTGTCAGGTAAGGACTGTATCATGTACCACTGCAACGAGAGAAAGTAAACAGTGTTCCAGAATCCGCGCTGGAGCAGGCATTGCCAAGTCTCGGGTAAATGGTGTTGGCGGGCCAAGTAGGTGGCAATCCAACGCTCACGCGCCGAAGTTCGTGGAGTGATGGAGCCAGCAAGTTGAGAGACTTTGGCAGCAAGATTTGACCAAGTGTGGTCCTTTGCGCGGTTATCAAAGTCGAGAATTCCGGAAACAAGCTTCATCGGGAGGTATTGGTCAGACCAAGTGCCAGCAAGTGATGAAGGGACACGTACATAAGAGCCAGTGCTGAACATTCGAGTTTCCTGCTCGGTTACATCACCACAGAAGATGTGCCACACGCAATGACCGAGCCTCTCCTCAAGCAAGACAACATGGTAAACTTTACCATTGGAGGCGGTCACAGATGAGGTTCGCAGCCAAGACGTGGTGACGTCAATAGGGGTAGTGTAGCCTTCACTCTCACTGCCAGTGAACATGTAGTGGAAATCGCCAAGATCGTACTCAATGATGTGACTTGCAGGTTCAAACGACGATTGTCTATCAAGCACCTCGATTGGATTCATGCCGGTGACGAACAAGTGTCCCTCCGGATTCTGGACAGACAACTTTTCAACGAGCTCATGTGGGGTGACAACCGAAGAAACGTCATCGAGGTAGTGCACGGGGAAATCACGGAAGTGGGAATCCCGAATGCCAATGCCGGGGAAACGGGACGGGTCCTTGGCCTCGTACAAAGGATTCTGCACAGAGCCAGCCGGTGGCAAGAGCTGCAACTTAGAGGTCTTGGTGGAGATAATACCGTAATTATGGGCGGGCAGATAGAGACGCATTCGCTGCATTTGTCCCTCAATAATGCAACGGTGAAGTGCATGGGGGCGCTCAGGTGCATCAGGATTGGGAAACTCCATTGAGAGACTCTGGAGAATGTGATGCTGGCTGGCAGGAATGTTATAAGGGGTAGACTCAATCGCACTTTGGCGAGTACGGTAATAATCAACAAGGTGACGGTTCATAATGGCGTTCTGCTGTGGAGACCCAGCAAAGAAAGAAGGTGAGAGAGTAGCACCAACCTTCAGGGAATACTGGTAAAGGAGGAGAAGTAACTTCTCATCCATAACCGACTCGACCCGAGTTGGGAGGCTGCAGTGGTGGTCTTCGAGAGTTGGACATTTACAAGCAGGACGATGAATTTGAACATTCTTG